TTCGGGTCTCACATTGAGGCTAAGCTCATAGCTGTCCCTAAAGACAGTCGTGGTCCTCGCCTCATCTGTGTGCACCCTGCTGAAGCCATCTGGATTCAACAGGGTTTGCGTTTGGAGCTAGAGCGGGTGATTTCCCGCCCTAGGACATCTTATGGGCCATGGCCTCACGGCCATATCCATTTTGATGATCAGTCGGTGAACGGAAAGATTGCTCTCCTTTCAAGTAAATCGTTGCGTTATGCAACTTTAGACATGAAGGAAGCATCTGACCGTATCTCGGAGCCTCTTGTTCAAATCCTCTTTGGGAGGTTTTACAAGTACTTCGGGAGCTGTCGAGCTCAGAAGTTTAGAATCCCTCAGTTGGGTCTCTTACGAGACTTGACTGGTGATATCTATAGCTACGCTCCTATGGGGAACGCAACTACGTTTCCAGTACAGAGTCTAGTCTTCTGGGCCATATGTGTATCATCATTGCAGCGCCAAGGGTTTCATCAACCCGGTGCTGTCTTTGTGTTCGGTGATGACATCATTATCCCATCCAAATGTGCCGAAGCCGTCATTGACGACCTAGAATCATTTGGATTGCTCGTCAATAGGTCAAAAACCTATTGGCGAGGGGCCTTTCGCGAATCCTGCGGCATCGATGCTTTTAAAGGCGTTGATGTCAGTCCAGTTCGTTGGAAGACCACGATTGATGCTGAACACGTTACGGGACTGCAGTCTCTCTCAGACATCGCTATGCGTTTACGCATAGCGGGATATGAGGAGGCTGCGATTACGACGTACCAAACGTTGCGGAGTCGACTTCGCAGTATCTTCAAGAAGGAATTGTTCACAACGAACAACTCTTTTCATGGAGGCATTGCTGAGTTTTCTCTTAATGAGCCAATGGTTTGGAGAGATGCCTATTGGCACCGCTCTTATCAATGGTTTCATAGCCCCGTTTGGAGACTCGAGTGTCCTGAGCCTAAGGCTCAGGCTAGTGATTGGAATCACGTACTCGAGGCAGTATGCTCTTTAGAGCGTACTGGTCGTAGCTCAGTTCCGGTCAGGTCGCTCCCTCGAGCGACGAGGCTGAAACGAGGGTGG